TAGGCGGAACTACGCATAACATACACATTAGTTTTCCTCGCTTTCATGTTCTCTCGAGTTTGAATACTCGAGGGTACTTAGCGCAATTTGCGCAAAGTTTTCATACTTGTCCTTGTTATCTAGTACGTATCCCATGAAACGTATCCAACCTAACTGGCTGTCATTCGGATTTATCTTCATGTTGCGTGTGTACTCAATGGCTGAGTGTAAGAACTCTACCGCTGATAACACACGAGTAGGCTTGAGTGAACCTCTGAACACTCGAACCTCTAGCGTGTGGTCGTTCTGTGAGTTAATCGCCTCGTATCTGTCGGCTGTGTGTCCGAACTTAACCTTAGGTACGAGTGCGCCTTTATCATTGAATCGTGCAAAGGCGCTTGTACGCCCTGCTATTGCACGAACTTGTGTGCCGTTGTCGTAGATGAGTTTTTGGAATCTCAACTCGTGAGCCTCATCACGCTTGCCTTGTTTGCGGAAAGCCGTACGTGATATATGTACGTGCAATCCACATGTATTTGTATCCCATGAACGGAAACCTTTCATGCGTAATCTGTTCATGAAACTCAAGTCGAGTTTTTTAATCTCGTCAAATGAGTGTGGGTGAGATACTATCTCGAAGCCGTTGTCGAGTGAGCCATCACGCTTGATGTATACACGCTTGCCTAGTGTGTCTAGCACTAATTCAGCGCCATTCTCACAGCCCCAACCACGCTCATCCTCGACCTCTAACTCGAAGCCGAAGTAGTAGTTATCTGAGCCGTAGAATTGCGGGTCTGGCTTGTATGAGTACTCGTAAATCAGGCTGTCTGACTCACGATAACACTCATGTTCTCCGTCCTCGTACATTGTGTATCCACAATCATCACAATCCCAACCGCTATCAAAGCAGTTAGTACACAACTCTCTATCCCGTAATTCCGAGTAGTGAGTTTCTGTGAACATGCGATTACACCAGCCACACTCGGTAATCTCGCCAGCATCGTCATACCTGATATAACAGGCATAACATACGCGGTTTCTATCTACCGAATATGTGCCACCGCCTATGAGCATTACAGCATTACACTCACAAGTGTATGAGCAGTTAGCGTGTACTGTGTACTTCTCGCCATCATCATCTTGCGCCTGAACTGATACGCATTGACGAGGCAATACACGTAAATCATTTTCCTCGAATATGAGAGAATTACAACCCTCACACATGTCTCGTGTGGTGTCATCTTCAGGCATATGTTCGAATGGCATGAGTAAGTCATACAACCTACTCGTGTTGTAGTCTGCGAACTTCTCGTACAAGTACTCGAAGTCGGACATACTAAGCGTATGTTCCATTGTTTTAGTACGTGTGCATCTTTGGCAACGCTGGTCGGATAGTGAGTACGCATCAGACCCTTCCATGAAGGTTATTATGCGTAGCATACGTCCACCACGTCCACAATTACACATACCCCACCCGTCCTGCTCGATATAGGTGTGGTTTAGTTTATCGCGTGTTTCTTGCGACAAACCAACGTACCAATCATGAGTTTCTATCTCACGATAGTAGCCAGCAAACGTACCCTCGTCAGGGGGTATCCGTGTAGTAGGCATGATTTACTTCTTTCCGTTCATCTCACGGATTTGACGTGTGAGTCTAGCGTTGTGTAGTGCGGTGGTAGTGATAAGCGTGATACTTAGCGACAACGCGATAATGATTGCGATGCCGTCTGTTATCTCGATATACATGTGGTTCCTTTCGTGTAAGGTAGAAAATCTCCCCCGAGTGAAAGGAATAGGTCATGAATTAACCTGTAAACACTCGAGAGAGATTCTCTAGGTAGCCTTTTGACTACCAAAACCAACTATACCACAGCCTAAAATTGGCTTAAAAAAGCCCCAAAGAAAGAAAGAAACCTGTGCGTATGTAAGTCAATAGAGTTTTAACTTGGTTCACAAACGAATCGTAGGCGTGTGCCAGTACGCGTGGCAGCGAGGTATGTCGTGTGCGTGCGTGCTAGATGACGCCTGTGCGTGTGTGCAACAGCGATGTATGTAGCACGCGTGCGTGCTGGAGTGCGCTGGAAATCGGACATTTCGGACATGCGCTTGGCGCTGGTGGGAGATGCCACCAACACAAACCCCAAAACGGAATCGGACAAAATAGGACAAAACGCCCCAGTTTCACGCTCAAATTAGGTTTTTTGCTTGGCTTGGTATAGGCTTGGATTAATGCCAAATAGGCAGAGCAAAACCGAACAAAGGAAAAAAACAAATGAACGCACAAATAAAAGAACTAACTGCTCAACTGCCAATCAGCGCAGATGTTCAGAAGTCAATCGCCAACCGCTTGGAATCAGCATTAACCAAGAAGGGAAGCGCATCAAGCCGTTTACGCATGGCATCACAAAGCCTGAACGCGTTAGCGGAGAAGTACGAAGCAGACACAGACGAGAATGGCTACGCGGATTTATTCGCCCGCATTTTCGAAATCGGCGCTCAAATAGGCGTGGATAACAAAGCGGAAGCCACACAGAAAACAAGCAAGAAAACCACACGCGAAAACTGGCACGATGCAGACAGCGCAGAAGGTCAGGCGATAATCGCGGGAAGCAAGCCAAAGCCACGCAAGACCAAGAGCGCAGACACCGCGCAAATGACCGAAGCAAAAGAGCAAATCGCAATCCTGCTCGACGTGTTGAACGGACTTGCAAACATGAATAGCAGATAGTCAGCCAACACAAACTCAGCCCCGTATGCGTGCGAACGCGTGCGGGGTTGTTTTTTTTACGCGTGTACGCGCTGGGGCTCTGCCCCAGACCCCGCTGGGGGACACCCCCAGACCCCCGAAGCCCTGAAGGACGCGCTAAGGCGCGACCCCAGTGCTTTAAACCGCCTGCGGCGGATGTATACACTATCAGTTCTAATTTTTTTCACATCATATGAAGCCAGTAATTTATACTACTTTCAAACACGGTGCGTTCGGTTTACCCCTACTGAACGGGTTAGTATATATGTACCGTAAAACGAGCGTGAAGTAAATAGCGAGTTTCTCGGAGCGCTTATTGCGCTCCTCGTTTAGGGGGTAGTGAGGCGCCTAGAGGCGCCGAACGAAGGGGGATCTTTATGGAGGTTATATATGGGGTTTAAAGCAGGTGGTGAACACCATAGCGTTGTAGCACTCCGTGAAGCCAAGGCCAAAGTTATTGATCTTGCTAGGCAAGGTCTATCCATTCAGGATGCCATTGTCAGGGCCGGCCGTAAACCAGATGTGCTGAAGGATTGGAAGAAAGACTCTAAGTTCATGGCTGAACTAGAGAAGGCTAAGGATGAGGGCCAGAAGGCAATCTCCATAGTCTCAGGTGATGCTAAGTTTAAAATTGGCTTTGAGGAGTTCTCAAGAGAGTTCCTAGATAGCCCGATCTTCCCCCACCACCAGAACTGGATTGATATCCTTGAAGGTAGGACTCCTTCCTGGATGCATGAGGCGATGGTTTATGAACCAGCCTCTGCTAAGCGCCTATTGGTAAATGTACCACCTGAGCATGCTAAGTCTACAGTCATCACAGTCAACTACTGTGTATATCGGATTGCGATGAATCCGAATGTTAAAATTACTATTGTCTCCAAAACCCAAGAGCGTGCTAAAGAGTATCTATACTCAATCAAGCAACGCCTCAATCATGAACGCTGGTCCAAGATGCAAGCCATCTATGGAAGCGCTGGTGGTTGGAAAGAGGACTCAGACTCTTGGAAGGCTGACCGCATCTATGTGGCTCGTGACTCTACCGAAAAAGATCCTACTGTACAGGCTCTAGGTATTGGTGGTCAGATCACTGGTGCTCGTTCAGATCTAATTATCCTTGATGACGTTGTGACTACTACCAACGCTCATGAATGGGAGAAGCAACTACTCTGGCTACAGCGAGAAGTTATTACTCGTCTTGGTGATGCTGGTAAGTTACTTATTGTAGGAACACGTATCGCAGCAAATGATCTCTATCGAGAGATACGTAATCCTGAGCATTGGTCTAGTGGTAAGACACCCTTTACCTATATGAACATGCCAGCAGTACTTGAGTTTGCAGATGACCCTGAAGACTGGGTTACATTATGGCCTAAGTCCCATATACCATGGGAAGGTTCTGAGGA